GGGATACCCCGGACGACCTTCCGCCGGCAGCTGGCGCGTGAGCGGCTGATTGCTGACGTTGATAGCCTCATGGACCGCCCATCGGACAAACCGATCAGAGAGGCTCTGCCAACGGGTGAGCTGGACATCGACGTCCTGCTTGCGCACCGCAAGGCGAAGTTCGCTGCCAAGAAGGCGGGCCATGAGGCTCGCAAGCTGATTCGGGTTGATGTTCCCATCTCGGGACCATTCGGTGTAGCCTTCATTGGTGACCCGCACGTGGATGATGATGGCACCGACTTAGAACTCTTAGAGCGTGACACGAGCATTATACGCCAAACCTATGGTTTATATGGAATAAACATTGGGGATTCCACAAATAATTGGATCGGCAGATTGGCTCGTTTGTTCGCAGATCAGTCCACCACGTCGGCTGAGGCTTGGATATTAGCTGAGTGGTTCCTCAAGTCAGTGGATTGGCTCGCGGTTATCGGGGGCAATCATGACTGCTGGTCTGGTGCCGGCGATCCTATCAAGTGGATCGTAGGCCATGCCATGTATGAGCCCTCACAGGTTCGCCTTGGGCTTTACAGTCCCGATCGGGAGGAGCCGATAATTGTCAATGCCCGGCACGATTTCCGTGGCAGCAGCATGTATAACCCGGCCCATGGTATAATGAAGGCTGCATTGATGGGTTTCAGGGACCATATCCTTGTCGCCGGCCATAAGCACGTCAGTGGATACGGTGTGTTGAAGTGCCCGGCATCAGGTCGACTGAGCCACGCGCTGCAGATTCCGAGCTACAAAACGCTGGACAGGTACGCTAAGGAGCTTGGTTTGCCTGATCAGACGATCTCACCCTGTCCTGTCGCGGTCATTGACCCGGAGGCGGAGAACGAAGTAGACCTCATCACGGTCTTCTGGTCAACCGAGAGAGCGGCTGACTACTTGAATTTCTTGAGGAAAATGCATGAGTGCGACGAAAAAGGAACGACAGGCCGAGTTTCTGGAGGCGTATGTTGAGTACGGCACCAAGTTAAGGGCGTGTGACGCGACCGGGATCAGTTATTGCACGGTCAAGACTTGGGCAAAGAAGGAGGCTCGCTTCGCTAAGGCGATGAAGGAGGCCACTGACTTGGTCTGTGAGAACCTAGAGTCCCACGCTCACGCGCGAGCCAAGGCCGGGTCTGATGGGTTGCTGACCTTCCTCCTGAAGGCCTTGAACCCGGAGAAGTACAGAGAGCGGATCGATACCCGCAACGTCCATGCGGTGGACAACGACATCAAAGAGTTGGTGTCTGGTCTGAATCCCAGCCTTGGGCCACCGAAGAAGAGAGGAAAGAAAGATGGAAAAGCTTGATGTCATAGAGAAGGTTACCAACTGGGTATCCTCGATGGACAAAAAGAACATGGTTGTGTATGCCCTTGTGGGCCTGTTTATTTTGGTGGCGGTCCTTGAGATGACCGGCGTCATTTGACAAAGTACTTCATACCCAAGCAGGCCTCCCAGATGAAGCAGGAGCAGGATCCCCCGTGGTTCTCGCGCTTGTTTATCAAGGTGGTCTGCGTGATAGTTGTAGCGGTTTATACGCTCGTTGTGGTGGGTATGTTATAATGCTCGTTGCGTGCAATACCCCCCACGAATACGCTCGGGGTGTTTGCACGAACAAGCTGTGCCACCACTTTGGGCACTTCTACTGGCCTGTCCAAGGCATGGAGACTGCCGACAAGAAGGTTTGCCCCAAGTGTGGCTTCAAGACCATAGCCCGCAACTGGATGGGCCTCATTGATATACAGAGGTCATAGCCATGGTTCGCGTCCTGCTGATTGCCATGGCCTTGTCGGCGGGGTTGTCGGCGGCTTCCTTCCTGCCGCTCAAGGCGACTGATCGCGACGTGCGTGAAGTCCACGTCACGTGGGTCAAGGAAGACACTGCGGCTGAGTGCTACAGGCTTACGGCTCAGGACGCCTACGGATGCGTCGTCTTTGAGAAAGACACGTGCACCATATACGCGCCGAAGCCGGGGGGGCAGGATGACGTCCATGGTATGGAGGTTCTCGGTCACGAGCTACTGCACTGCTTTATAGGTTACTGGCACTAGGCTAAGCCTACCCAGATTGGGTACAAATGTACCCACTGTTCACCCCTATTCGTTGTTCATGATTGCTGAACGCGCTAACCCCTTGATTTCCCTACCAGCGAGACTGAACGCATGGACCCAAAACTCGCGGCGGCGTTTAACGATCAGGCGTGGAGGCTTTCAAACCTCTACTACATAACTGACAAAGACGGTCGTAAGGTCAAGTTTGTACCCAACTGGGCTCAGCAAGACCTCTACGAGAGAATGGATTTTAACAACGTGATCCTTAAAGCCCGGCAGTTGGGCTTCACCACGTTCATTGCGCTCTACATCCTCGACACGTGCATCTTCAACCCCAACACTAAAGCGGGCGTGATTGCGCACCATAAGGACGATGCAGAGGTAATCCTTCGCGACAAGTTCAAGTTCCCCTACAAGCACCTTCCGGAGACGCTCAAAGCGGCTGTCAGGTCGAACTCAGACAGGGCTCAGGAGCTGCGGCTCTCAAACGATAGCAACATCCGCGTGTCGACCTCCATGCGCTCTGGCACGCTCCAGCTGCTCCACGTCTCGGAGTACGGCAAGATCGCGGCCAAGTACCCGGACAAGGCGCGTGAGATCAAGTCTGGCGCCTTCGAGGCGGTTGGTATTGGGCAGACCATCTTTGTTGAGTCCACGGCAGAGGGGCGCGAGGGTGAGTTCTTTGATCTGGTACAGCGTGCGCGAGCCCTTCAGGACTCTGAGGCTGAGCTGTCGGACATGGACTGGCAGTACCACTTCTACCCGTGGCACGCCAATCCCGACTACGTCCTACCGAAGTTCGTGCTGACCAAGGAAGACAGGGAGTATTTCGACTCGCTTGAGGAGGTTCACTCGATCGTCCTCAGCAATGAGCAGAAGTATTGGTACGCGGCCAAGCTCCGGACTCAGGGCGACGACATGAAGCGCGAGCACCCGTCCACGGCGGATGAGGCGTTCGAGGCCAGCGTGGAGGGCGCTTACTACGGTAAAGACATTTCCCTTATGCGCAAAGAGAAGCGCGTGATGTCTGTGCCCTACGATCCAGCTCTGCCTGTGAATACGTTCTGGGATCTCGGCATGGACGATGCGACGACCATTATCTTCCACCAAAGGTATGGCGTGCAAAACAGGATCATCGATTACGAAGAGGTGACCAATGAGGGGATGGCCTACATGGCGCGTCTTCTCAGCGAGAAGGAGTATGCCTACGGGACGCACTACTTCCCACACGATCTGAATGTGCGGGAGCTTGGTACGGGCATATCGCGGAAGAAGGTGGCCGAGGCGCTCGGCATCATCCCCATCACGGTTGTTCCGCGCCCGCGCAACCAGCAGGAACTCTTAGACCAGATCGAGGGTGTGCGCAACTTTCTTCGCACGTGCTACGTGGACGAGGAGAATTGCGAGAAACTCCTTCTTGCGTTGGAGAACTATAGGCGGGAATGGGACGAGCGGCTTGGTGCCTACAAGCGTTCCCCGCTCCATAATTGGGCATCTCACGGCGCCGATGGCATGCGAACCGGCGCTACGGGGTACAAAGAAGCGGTTTACCGCTCAGATTCAGAGCTTGTCCCTGAATGGGTTGGAGACGAATAGTCATTCACTATGGATGATCACCACGACCTTCACGTCACGTGAAGAACAATACTACTTGGAGTAGATATGGCAACTTACGTTAAGTTTCAAGATTTCATTGAGCAGTTGGCGCTCGGCATCCATGACTGGGACACTCACGTGTTCAAGCTGGCGCTGACGAACACCTTGCCGGTGAACACCCAGACCGACTTTGATCCGGTCACAAACCACGCGGCCCCGGCGGCGGCGAACGGCTACACGGCTCGCGGCGAGACGACCACGATCGCTGTGAGTGAAGCTTCTGGCACCGTGACGGTTACGGGCACCCAGTGTGTGTATACGGCGACGGCTGGCGGCATTGGCCCATTCCAGTACGCGGTCCTGTATAACGAGAGCGCGACCAACGACAAGCTGGTTGCGTATTGGGATTACGGTTCGAGCATCACGCTGAACAACGGTGAGAGCTTCACCGCGAAGTTCAACAACGCTTCGCCGGGTAACATCTTTACTGCAGCGTAATGGTTCCCAAGTTCGCCATTATCTACCATGATCGAGTCGTGGAAGGTGGTGGGGCCGGCGACGAATACGTTGACGTTGTGTTCCGTGTTTCCAAGGCATGGATCGATGCCCCTGTAGACGGCGTCCAAGCCGTCATCATCGAAGACCCGTATCAGGGACGTAGTGTGGTTCACGGTGTGGACCACTACTATATGCTGCCGGAGGGTGGTTTGGTTCATGGTGCGGACGACATTGGGCCGTATATGCGTGGTCACCTACGCGGCATTGTGAAGTATGGGTTGTGCGTGTCGCATGAAGACAATGAGCGTTGGGTGAAATACATTAGGCAGTACGATCGGATCAAGCCATTCCCTAACGAGAAGCGCAGGCCGAGGCCCAATGACGTCGTTGAATAAAAAAAGATGGATTAGTACCCGGTCTGTCTCTGAGTGGGATGAGGCCCAGCAGAAGTACGTCCTTGTTTCCGACGAGGGCTACTGGTACGATGGGCCAATGGCTCTTGCTCACGATAACCCAACGTGGGATATGGCGAGCACCGCGTTCTACAATGATGGGACCGAGTCGGGCTCCACCATCATTGGTACTGCCGACACTCAGCAGACCCTTGACAACGACACCACCTACTTCTGCCGCGCGCTGCAGGAGAACCCTGTAGCTGCCGGCGAGAAGCAAGCGTTCAACTGGGAGTACAACCATGCCGGCGGTGGGTGGACGGCGGTCACGACAACCTCCAGCGTTATCATTGCCGTTACAAGCTCCAACGTAGCTGACGCCGACGACACCACCAACCGACTGGGCGGCACCGGAACCTTCATCACCGATAATAATGGTGTTGATGACACGGGCTCTGGGACGGATTGTACTTCGGCGGGTAACGACAAGACGGAGGCGTTGCTCGTCTTCCAGATTGTTGGCGCAGACGTCACTGATGCTGACGAGATTCTGCTGCGCTGCACGAACACCAAGTCCAGAACCCAGACGTATACTGGCGGCAATGCCGACATCGATGTTAACAAAGTTGCCGCCAGCTATGAGCTTAACCTAGAGCCCGGTAGTTACGCGGTCTCTGGCGTTGCCTTGACGGCGACTGCTGCCCGCACGATGAACGCAGCGCCAGACAGTTACGCGGTGACGGGCGTTGCACTGACTCTGGATCTTGCGCGCGGGGTGAACCTAGAGCCCGGTAGTTACGCTGTAACCGGCGACGATCTAACGACTACGGCGACACGAGAGCTTAATCTGGCACCAGACGCCTATGCCGTGACGGGTGTAGACGTTACGTTCACTCAGGGCTTTGAGGCGAACCTAGAGGCTGGCTCGTTTGCGGTCACTGGCGCTGCGCTCAACGTGCTTGCCACACGTGAGGTAAACGCCGAGCCGGGCACGCACGCCGTCACTGGCGCCCCAGCCACCTTCGAGGTATCTATCCTTGCAAGCTTCGACGCTGGGAGCTATGCACTGACCGGGGCTCCCGTAACCTTTGAAGTCTTATATAATCTGAACCTAGAGCCCGGCAGTTTCGCTATAACGGGCGCGGCTGCTACATTTACAGCTGCCCGTGAGTTGAACGTGGCGGCTGGCTCTTACGCGGTAACCGGGGCGCCACTCGACCTCTCACAGTTTTTCAATTACGAGCTGGATCTTGAGCCTAATAGCATTGGACGTGGTGATGGTTATCGCGTCACGGGCGCTCCGACCACCTTCCTGCGTGACATCATCATGTCGGTTGACGCCGGCTCGTATGCGGTCACTGGTTTTCCTTGGGACGGTGAAGAGGGATACACCCTTAACGCCGCTGCTGGCTCCTATGCTCTGACGGGCGTTGCCAGCACACCGCACCGTGAGGTCGATCTGGAGCCGAGCACGTATGCCGTGTCCGGGGTCAATGCACACTTCATCTATTCCGGTCAGGGGCCAAACGCATCACAGAAGGCTACGAACACCATTAGAGAGATCGACTGGAAGTCACTTGTCGGTCACGCTGGCGGCAATCAGAACATTGAGTTCCCGGTGTATCGGTTCGGACCACGAGAGTTCAAAGAGAGACAGTAACCATGCAGAGACCAATCGAGGCCCAGTATGCGGATTTCCTATACTGCCACTTCATAGCCAATGATCCGGTTGATAAGGACTGGCAGAATGCTACTGCGACTGAAACCGCCCCTGTAGATTACGCCAAGGTATTTGACCGCCAGAGTGTGGTAGACCTTCACCCGGAAGCGTCGCGAGTAATCAACACGATCTACTATATATTTAGTGAGATAGTGAAAGGGAATATGTCGCCCTTCTACTCCGCCTTCTGCAACGTGAAGTTCAGCTTCGTTCTGGGTCCACCGCGCTCTGGGGGCTCCTACCTGTTGAAGGAGCTGTGGCGTGGTCAGGGTCTCGACATTGATAACCTGCATCTATACATGCACGACGCCAGCCCGTGCGCCTACGCAGACCTTGACCACACTGGGTACAGTGAGGACGAGGTTGATCTTGAAGTGCTATGGCAGATGGTGCAGATGGCTTCTGCTGGCGCGCTGATTCAAGAGAGGTACGGGATTGAGTACGTGCCGAAGAAGACACACGCGGTGGTTCTTTATCCGGAGCTGTTCGCTATGCTGTTTCCGGACAGCGTTTATTACATCACGTGGCGCAACGTCGACGACATTGCCGCCTCGATGCGCGACAAGTGCGGACCACCACGCAGGATCATGCCCTCGTCGCGCTCAGAGATTGAGCGGCATATTGTGGTCTACCTGAAAAAGAAGGGCTGGACGGACCGGGATTTCCGTAAGGCCGGATACGGCAAAACACTGTGGCACTTTGTTAGGTCTTTTTACAAAGACTGTGAGGGTGTTCCTATTCGCAGAGAGATTGATTTCGGTGAGGGCACGCAAGCGTTCATTGAAGAATACTATAACGCCAACGGCGTTCCCCACAACCCGGAGAAGTTTCATGACAGACGAAGCGGACGATCGGCGCAAGGATGATATGCGCGTTTTGGAGCGCCTATCGAAGGTTGAAGTCAAGGTTGACACAAACTGTCAAGCCGTGCGTCGGTTGGACACCAAGTTATCCGAGCAGTCCATCCGTGGTGAGGAGCGCGCTCGGATGAGCGATGAACGCATGATGGAAAAGATGGATGAGCTGAGGCAAGACCTAAAGGATCTAAAGGATCTTGAAATGGCGCGCAAGGGCAAGAACGCGGCACTTGCGGCGCTTGGTGGTGGCGTCATAGCAATAGGCGCCCTGATCGTGCAAGCATTTGGATATTGGGGTCAGTAATGATTGGAGCAGGCGCAACACCAGAAGACTTCACTCCACCAGATGCGAAGGATCAAACCCTCGCGCAGAACATTGCTGCAGTGCTATACAAGAAATATCCGGGCCACCTTTGGGCTGTCAATGTTGACGGTCACAACGGCGTTGCCCAGATTATGAACCTTGCGCTCTCCGGTCGCTGGGGCTTTATGATCAAAATTAGAGAGATAGATACCGAGTATAAATCTATCATGCGGGCTGGCGGCGAGCTTCTTGAGCGATACAAGCTCAAGCGTTGTCGCCTAGATCACGATGAATACTTGTTGCTTGAAAAGGATAAGTTCGGCAACATCAAGGTAGAGACAGACTAATGGAACAGGATGACACCGACAACAAAGACAAAGTAATAGATTTGCTTGCGATTGCAAGGTCTACGTATCAGGAGTCGACAGATTACGTGGAGTCTTCTCTTCGCTACCAGTGGGAGAAGAACCTTTATCTGTTCCGTTCCAAGCACCCAACTGGCTCAAAGTATTACAGTGACTCCTATAAGTATCGGTCCAAGATCTTTAGGCCGAAGACGCGCGCCGGCATCCGGCGCCATTGCGCAGCCTGTGCGACGGCGTTCTTCTCGACGCGGGAAGCGGTAATCATTACTGCTGAGAACGCGGGCGATCAAGGTCAGGTCATGGCGGCTAAATTGCTTACCCATGTTCTTGAGTTCCGGTTCGACGACACCATGCCATGGTTCGAGACGGTGATTGGTGCTTATACTGACGCGATGGTTCAGGGTACGGTAATCTCCAAGCAGTATTGGAACTATGATGAGGAGAGCGGCAAGGATGAGCCGGTCTGCGAGTTAGTTCCTATCGAGAACTTCAGATTGTCTCAGGCTGCCAAATGGGTTGACCCGGTGGGTACGTCTCCGTATGTCATTCATTTGATACCCATGTACGTGCAAGACATTAAGGCACGCATGGCGGCTGACGACTCGGACTGGGTGACCATTGACGACTCGGCAATTCTAAACTCCGTGCGCGAAGCATATGACGTGGTTCGCTCCGCTCGCGATGGCGACCGCACAGACTCGCAGGAACCCGACTCCATCATGAAGGACCATGATATTGGTTGGGTCCACGAGTACATCGTGAAAATTAACGGTGCAGATTACGTGTTTCATACACTGGGCGTCTCACACGTGCTTTCTAAGGAGGCGCTGCCCATAGAAGACGTCTATCCACAGGGGCGCCCGTTCGTGGTTGGCAAGATCGAGATCGAGCCCCACAAGCTATATCCTGCCGGCGAGGTCGAGCTTGGCGAGCAGATCCAGATCGAGACCAACGACGTCGCCAACCAGCGCCTTGACAACGTTAAGCTGGCTCTTAACAAGAGATACTTCGCTCGTCGGTCGGGCAATGTTGACTTCAGGTCATTGACAAGGAATGTTCCCGGCTCCGTCACCATGATGGACGATATTACGAATGACGTCAGGGTTGAGCAGACCAATGACGTGACGTCATCGTCTTATCAAGAACAGGATCGCCTATCTACTGACTTCGATGAGATCACTGGCGCGTTCTCTGTTGGCTCTGTTGCCAGCAACCGCAAGCTGTCTGAGACGGTCGGCGGCATGAACATGCTTGATCAAGACGCAAACCGTTTGGCTGAGTACCAGCTTCGCGTCTTCTCGGAGTCGTGGGTTGAGCCCGTGGTCAAGCAGATTGTTACGCTGATCCAGCATTACGAGAATGACGACATTGTTTTAGCCATAGCCGGGGAGGCTGCTCAGATTCAGAAGTTTGGCGTGAACGCCGCGATGGACTACATGCTTGATGAGCGCGTGACCACCAAGGTCAACGTGGGTCTTGGGGCCACCAATCCTCAGCAGCGCATCGAGAACCTGTCTCTGGCGATCGGGACTCTGGCTCAGTTTGTGCCTCAAACTCAGGGCGCACTAGATCCTGTGGAGATGGTTGCTGAGGTTATGGGCGCCGCTGGTTTCCGTGATGGCAAACGCTTCTTCCCGACACTGGGCGAGGAGCCTTCACAGGAGATGCAGGAACTGCAGCAGCAGAACGAGGAGCTGACTAGGGTTATCGAGAGTAAACAGCTCGATATACAGGGGCGGCTTGATGTCGAGCAGTCTAAGCAGGAGGGCGCCACTGAGCGTCAGATCATGAGGGAGGCGCAGGATGCTACAGCCAAGAATCAAGACCAGTATCTTGACTACATGGACCGCATGATCAAGTCTGAGGCTAACCAGCTTGCCAAGGAGGAGCTACAGCTGCAGCGCGATCAGATGCAAATCAACATGGAGCAGGCCGAGGCTGAGATGGCTCTGAAGGATAAAGCCTCTACTTATCAGATACTTCTGCAGGATCAGAACCGCTTTGGGAAAAAGAAGTAATTCTAGCTACTTCTCCTAAGCTGTTGTTTTACAACGTCGGTGCATCCGACCGATCGGCTTGACAGCATCCTCGTTATAATGATATAGTCGCGAGGGTCGGGCTTATGCCTAACACGTTTGTCATAAAGAGAGGCGGAGACCATGACGCAGGATACAGACCAAGATTCGGATCTCACCACAGCTCAGCGCGGGATCGAAGTTGAGACGTTCCTCTCCTCCCCGATCGGCACGTATCTACTTGAGCGTGCGGTGAAAGAGATTGACGACACACGTCTGTTACTGGACGTGGCTGATCCCGACAAGCCCAGTACCATACGCGCCCTACAGGGCCGCATTGCGGTCGCACAACACGTGGGCACGTGGTTACGAGAGGTTCTTGAGGACGGATACGCTGCCGAGGCCCGCATTCGCGGCGACGACGCAGAATCCAAACCGTATTGATTGCGCGATAGGCTGGATTGGTCTCCTCCCCCTGTCGCACGAACGCATGGCTCCGTGCGCGCGTAGCGAAACCCCACAAGGGGTAGGGCACCCATTACACCCATGAAACTCACGGTGGAGAATACCAATGGTTAAACTCGTCCAGAAAGAAGATGCGCCCCTGCCCGAAGCAAAAACACCACGGGAAGAGGTTATAGCCCAGATAACTCAGAGGGATCGCGCAGAACGCGACGCAGTAGAGCCAGAGCCCACCGAAGAGACCGAAGAGACTCAAGAGACCACCGCTACCGACGAGTCAGAACTTGTCCCTGATGGGGAAGCAGAGGAGTCTGTTGACCAAGAAGAGGAAGTGGACGGCGGAGAACCCGTTCCCGGTGACGACGAAACCCCGGAAGAGGACTTCGTCACTGTAAAGATTGATGGCGTTGAGACTCAGGTCAAACGAGACAAGATTCTTGATGCCGGCGTGCGAACCTTTCAAAAAGAGAGCGCCGCCGACAAGAGGCTTCAGGAGGCCTCGGTGCAGCTGAAGAAGCTGCAGCAGTTTGAACACGAACTCCGTCAGCGCGAAGAAGCGTTGGCAACGGCTCTACCCAGCAAGGATGAGCCAAAGCAGTCTGAAACAGACCAACAGGTTTACCGCAAGACCGCAGAGGCGCTGTACTCAGGAGATGAGGAAGCAGCAGCCGAGGCTCTAAGGGCATTGCTAGAGGGCAGAGAGCAGGCCAAACCCGCCACTCCCGCCGCTCCGCAAGTTGACCAAGAGGCCTTGGTTCAGGAAGTAGTTCGCCAGACTCGTTACACAATGAGTGTGGAGAACGCCCGCGAATCGTTTGCTTCCGAATTCACTGAGATCCTAGCTGACCCCGTTCTGGCGAGACTTGCGAACGAAGAATCCGCAGCTCTTCTCGAAACGAACCCCGACTTCACGCCAAGACAGAACCTCATGGAGGCTGGCACGCGTGTACGGAAATGGGTCGAAGCCCACGGTGGCGAACACCACACACCCGCTCCGGAAAGTAAGAAAACTGAACGGAAGCGAGCACTTAAACCTGTCAAAGCAGCTGGCGGCAAGACACCCGGAGAACCGGAGGTTAAGCCCAAGACTGGCTCTGACATCGTGGCGGAGATGCGCAAGCAGCGCGGTCTGCCAGCAGATTAACTTTTGAGGAACATACATCATGTCTCAGGTTTGGGGAACAAATAGCCTCGGCGGCTACATGTACTCTGACGAACTGTCCGACGTTTTGCGGATGGTCTTGCAGCCTATCAACAGGTTCCGTCAGTTCTGTGATGCCAAGGACGCTACCGACAAGGGTCTGAATAAGGGCGCCAGTTTCTACTGGAACGTTTATTCGGACGTTGGCACTCAGGGCACGACTCTTAATGAGTTGCAGTCCATGCCGGAAACCAACTTCACCGTCACTCAGCAGTCGCTGACTGTCACTGAGAGCGGTAACTCCGTGCCTTACACTGGCAAGCTCGACAACCTGTCGAAGCACCCGGTGAAGGAAATAATCAACAAGGTTCTGAAGAACGACGCTAACAAGAGCCTCGACGGTCTTGCTTACACGCAGTTCAAGGCAACCCCGCTGAAGGTCGGCGCGACCTCCGGCACCAGCACCACGGCTGTGACTCTGGTCACGACTGGCACCTCGACCATCGCGAACAATGTCGCTCTCCGCGACAACCACGTGAAGGCGATCGTGGACATCATGAAGGAACGGAACATCCCGACGTGGGACGGCTCGTCTTACTTCTGTGTCGGCTGGCCTACCACCTTCCGCACCTTCAAGAATGATCTAGAGACCATCCACCAGTACGTGGATGCTGGCTTCCAGATGATCCTGAACGGTGAGATTGGTCGTTACGAGGGTGTTCGCTTTATCGAGCAGACCACCATCGCCAAGGGCGGTGCTGAGGACTCAACCACGTGGACTGTCACCACGGCAGACGCGTGGAACAACACGGCCAGTGACTGGGCGTTCTTTTTTGGCGAGGACACGGTCGCAGAAGCCCTTGTTATTCCAGAGGAAGTTCGCGGCAAGATTCCGACTGACTACGGTCGCTCGAAGGGTGTTGCTTGGTACTATCTTGGGGGCTTCGGCCTCGTCCACACGGCTGCCGCTCAAGCGCGGGTTGTCATGTGGGATTCATCGGTTTAACGGGGGGAATGAACAATGTCTAGTCATTACGACAATCCGCTGACCGTTACTTACAGCTTCCTGAACGACTTTGGTGCCGGCGACGAACTCTTGGCGCTCAAGGCGCCCGCCGGGCTGACCCGTGGTCGCATTCGCGAGGTTGGTGTTGCGGTGAAGGAAACCTTCAACGGTGTTACCACGAACGCCTTCATTCGTATCGGCACTGCGACTGACGCTGACGCCTATGTCGAGATGGACATGGCTGCGGCTGCGGACACCAACTACTACAACACTCTGGACGACACTGATGCGATCATCAATGCCGACATCCCGAGTGCCACTCAGGTTGAGGTTGCGTTGATCGCACCGACTGGCGGCACGCCCGCTGGTATCGGCGTGGTCTCCGTCGTCATCGACTGGTTCGGTTAAGGAGAAGCATCATGGATGCAACCAAAAAGGGCTATCACGACGAGGGCTCGGCCAAGGTCGAAAAGACTCGCGGTGAAAACAACAAGGAGCAGCAGCTCCCTACGAAACCGATGGAGAACGTCTCTACCGATCGTGGGAAGTTCAAGCTCGGCTGAGGGCGGCTATTACCTTCATCAAGGGGGGCGTCCTTGCGGGCGCTCCCTTTTTTCATATAAGGAGCTGAGGCTATGCGCATAATGCCTATGGAGTACCCCATGTCGGATCAGGAAGATACGGGCGATCTCTCGGAAGAGCAGGGTGCCAAGGAAGGCCTTTCTTGCAAGAAGCGTTTCCATACCAACAAAGGCATGACTGCCAACAGTCTGGAGAGCTTGAAGGGTTACAAGTACCGTGAAATGGAGACTACAGATGAGTACGACTACTGATCCAGTATTTGACGAAACCAAGCCTTTCGGCACCGTCCACAATGATCCCTGCCGGTCCTACTGGCAGAATCCCTATCACTTTGATTCTCAGAAGCGTTACGTGCCAGATGGTGCGGTGCATCCTGTGGCAGCCGAGAACGATAGGCTGAACGAGACGCACTGGAAGAAGCTTCAGAAGATGGTGAAGGAGCGCGGCGGCATTTACGAGAACAAGCCACAGGCGCTTCGGTTCCTGCGGGGTCATGACGTTGGCTAAAAGCACCTACTTACAGCTGTGCAACGACCTCCGCGAGGAGCTGGGTGAGACGGGCACCGGGCCTGCCTCTGTCACCAGCCAGACCGGGATCTACGCTAAGATCGTGCACTGGATTCAGGAGGCCGATTTCTCAATTCAAGGTCTGTACTTTGATTGGGACTTCATGTATGACGACTCCACGTTTAGCGTGGCTACGATTGCGGGAACCAAGGACTATACGGCCCCGGCCACGCTCGGCACGTGGGACCACGAGTCATTCTACCTTGATTACTCACTTTCGACTTACGCTGACCTGATCCGGATCGATTACCGGACGTGGAAGAATACGTATGGTCGCGGCACGCAGACGAACAAAAAGCCTGCCATGTATACGATCAAGAAAAACGGGAACGTGATCCTTCATGGGCCACCCGACACTGTGTATACGCTGACGGCACACTTCTGGTCCAAGCCAGTCAAGATGACTGCCAACGCAGACACCTCGCTTATTCCAGAGCAGTACGAGCGCGCCATCATTGCTAGGGCAAAGATGTCTTATGCAGAGGAGCAGGAGTTCCCTGAGCTGTACGAAGAGGCTGCGCAGGAGTATCAGGAGCAGCTTCAGCGACTGGAGGCTTCAGAACTTCCGGGGCAGGAGAATCGCTACATGGGCGGCGACGGTGAAGAGCTTGTAGTGAGGGTTGAGTAATGGCCCGCAAGACGGCTTACTTCCCGGTCGGGGGCGGGTTAAACCTGACCACGCCCGCGCTGAAGCTGAAGCCCGGCGAGGTTCTCACAGCCCAGAACTACGAGACTGACCGTGAAGGCAACTACAGGCGGGTAGATGGGTACGAGCGTTACGATGGCGGGAAGGCGCCGTCAGCGGCCTCTTACTGGATCCTACCGTTCGATGCCGGCACTACGGAGCCCAGCCTAGACGACAGGATCATGGGTGAGACCTCCGGCGCGTTCGGAGACATCATCTTGATCAACCTGACCAGTGGCTCATGGGTCGGCAACGACGCGGTTGGAACACTCGTCCTTTATCGCGTAACCGGCACCTTTATTAATGACGAGACCCTATCGAATCTGGGGGCGCACGCCACCGCCGCAGGGTTCGCTGCAGGGTTCTCAAATGGGTTTAACTAATGGTTGATACAGTCAGAACCAAAGCGGCTCTTGCCACCCTGCTTGCGGATAACACCTCTGGTGCTATTAGCCCGCAGGATCTGCGTGACTTTATGGAGTCCATGCACTCCAGTTATGGAAGCCTATATATTTCAGCTTCTGCTGCCACCACGCCCGCTGGAGCTGGCACTCCACTCAAGGCGCTGGGTACAACGACTAGTGGGGGGCTTCGTAACTTCACGATGCCGGCGAACAATCGCCTGCTGTATTCCGGTACGCCGACACTCCACGTTAGTGGGACATGCTCGTTCACCTCGTCTACCGCTAGTGCCAACAAGACATTAAGCTACTACGCCTACCACTATGACGACAGTGCTGGTTCTGGCGCCGTGATTGCCTCATCCCAGATGCAGCGCAGGCACTCAAACACGGACGTTGGAACAGGCGCACTGCACTTTCATGTCGACATGGACGTCAACGACTACATTGAGATTTGGGTTGCAAACGAAACGGACACCACCGACTTCACGCTTGACCTCGCCTATCTTCATCTCACGGGGATGTTTATGTAATGGCAGCCTCAGCCTTCGCAACTAGCGCGGGCCTAGCGACAGAGCGTGGGGCAGCGGATGATGCTACGGACACCACCTATTATCGGTCGGTGGTAGATCATCTGAGAACGGACATCTCTGCCGTACCGGGGTCCGGTGACGTGAACTGTGTTTTTGTGTTAGCTGGATCGGTATACGCCATTAGGGACAACGCGGCTGCCACAGATGCGGCTCTCTATAAGGCGTCGGCAGACGGTTGGGTTCTGCAGGACTTGGGCAGCTACATCTTGTTTGATGCTGGCACAGCTGAGTTCCTTGACGGTGAGCCGTTAACGGGGGGCTCCTCTGGCGCCACTGCCACGATCGGTAGGGTTGCGGTGATAGGAGACAAGGACTGGGGCGGCGGCACGGCTGCTGGGCTCCTGTCCCTAACGGGTATCTCCGGCACCTTTCAGACCAATGAGACCATTACGTCGACCTCCGGGTCTGCGACGTCTGATGGTCCCGCGATTGCCAACTCCATCTCTGTCGGTGGGACATACCATCACGAGGTGTATAACTTCGGCGCCGCTGCAGGAACGCAGCATGCGTACTTAGCCAATACGGTTGATTATGGATTTGAGTGGAACGGCACCGTACTAACGCAGATGAGGACGGGGCAGACCACGGACACGCCGTCCTACGTGAAGGCGCACAGGAACCACCTGATGTGGGCGTTTGGCTCATCCGTGGTTTTCTCGGCACCCGGCCTTCCACTTAACTACTTTGCTGCATCCGGGGCTGGCGAGATCGGGGTAGGCGACACCATTAATGGCTTCCTTCCGTTGCAGGGCGGCATCTTGTCCATCCATACCCAGAGCACAGAGGCCTTCCTGTATGGCACCGGGCTTTCGGACTTCGAGTTGAGGAACCACGCCCAGACGCAGGGTGGAAGAGCCTTCTCAGCCCAGCAGGTTGCTGGTCACAGCATCATGTATGACGAGCTTGGTTTGGTAACCAAGGTCGCGACTGACGCCTTCGGTGACTTTCGTAGCCTGCCATTTAGTCAGAAGATACAGCCCATACTGTCCCAGCAGGAGGACAAGATCGTCGGTTCGCTGGCGTGCGTTGAGAAGGGGCACTACCGTGTCTATTTCAATGACAAGACAGTAATCTCCGTTGGGTTCAATGATGATGGCGTCACGGGGTTCATGAATCAAGCCCTGTCTGACCAGCCGACGTATATCACGCGTGGCACCACGGCTAGTGGCGACGAGATCATGTTTTTCGGGTGCGATGATGGGTTTGTCTATCAGCTCGACAAGGGCACCTCCTTCGATGGCGGCGCTGTTGTAGCCACCCTACGCTTAGCGTTTAACAATTTGGGAACGCCACAGAACAAGAAGCGTTACTTCGTTGCGAACATTGAGATGCAGGCGCCATCAGACCTGTCACTTAATGTAACGCCTGACTTTGCTTATTCGGATCCAAACATATCAACGCCTGAGACCACCACCTTATCTGTAGCTTCGGGTGGCGCGTACTGGGACTTTGGTGTCTGGGATTCGTTTAACTGGTCGGAAGCGGTGATTGCTACCGGCAAGGTGCACATTAATGGTAGCGGCTCGAACATAGGGCTGCTGTTCTACTCGACTGGAATCTACACGCTGCCGCACACGCTTGAGGGTTACACCCTCCATTACGCGACCAGAGGATTGATACGCTAATGGCTAATGACTTTTTCACACATAGTGCGAATCGCGTAACGGCGGGTAATACTGCGCGGGCGTCTGACGTCAACAACATTGGCGACGAGATTGAGACCGGCCTAGACAAGCTCCCAACAGAGAAGCAGATCAAGGAAGACTTGATCCAGTACGTCACTGACACGGGCGCCGCTGACGCTTACGTGATCACCAGCACACATACCCGCGTTGCCTACACGGAAGGCATGAAGATCGTTTTCAAGGCCGTGAACGCAAACACAGGCGCCTCTACGGTCAACGTGGATGGTCTTGGGGCCAAGACGATAACGCTTGTTTCCGGCAGCGCACTTGTTATTGGCGACATCGTTGCAAACTCGATCGTTGAGTGCCGTTACGATGGCACCAACTTCGTTATGATGAATGGTGCGCATGGCTACCCGGCCTCTGGCGTGGCTATCACTGGCGGCACCATCGACGGGACTGTTATCGGTGGATCAACCCCGGCTGCTGGCACATTCACTACGCTCAACGCAACGGGCGGTGGCGCGCTGACCGGGACTTGGACTGACCTCGGCATCGTAACGACCATCGATATTAACGGCGGCACAGCCGACAACCTCGCGATCGGCGGCGCCACCCCCGCCGCTGGCGCCTTTACCACCCTAACGGCTTCTGGCGCAACCACCCTTAACGGCAACACCACCATTGGCAACGCCACTGGTGACGCTCTGACGTTCCACCCATCTGCGTGGACGCTGACGAACGCTGTAAGCATTACCGGAACATGGACCGATCTCGGCACCGTCACCACGGTAGACATCAACGGCGGGACTGTAGACGGCGCGGTCATTGGTGGAGCCTCGGCTGCCGCCGGTACGTTCACGACCTTGATCGGAACCACGATCGACGGACCTATCGGCTCAGTGACCCCAGCGGCCATCGTGGCGACCACGCTCAACGCAACGGGCGGTGGCGCGCTTACTGGAACATGGACCGACCTCGGCACCGTCACCACGGTAGACATCAACGGCGGGACCGTGGACGGGGCGACCATCGGCGGGGCGGCTGCCGGGGCCGGCACGTTTACCACGCTGACGGCTACTGGCGCCTTCACCTCGATCGGCATCGACGACAACGCCACGGGCGAGCGGTTGCAGCTCGCAGACACGGCGATGACGGTGGGCGCCGCTGGCTCTGGGTTCGATTTTGTCAATGCTGTTGATG